CCTCGTCAGCGTCTCCAACCAGGAGGTGCTATCGTTATCGTGATGACTCGTTGGTCTAAAAAAGACTTAACGGGTAAGTTAATTAAACGAATGACGCAAGAAAAAGGGGGTGATGAGTGGGAGTTAATAGAATTTCCAGCCGTACTTCCTTCAGGAAGTCCACTTTGGCCTGAGTTTTGGAAACTAGAGGAGCTTGAAGCTACTAAATCGTCCATACCTCCTTCTAAGTGGGCTGCTCAGTACATGCAGCGACCAACGGGTGAGGGTATTTCCATCATTCCGAAAGACTGGTTTAAACATTGGCCTGAAGATAACCCTCCATCTTGCGAATATCTGATACAAAGTTACGATACGGCATTTTTAAAATCCGAACGTGCTGACTATACGGCGATAACAACGTGGGGAGTGTTCTATCCAGAGGGTAAAATAGGCGATCAACTGTACAACGGAGCAGATGCTCACCTGATTTTACTAGATTGTGTTAAAGAACGGTTAGATTTTCCTGAACTTAAGCGCGAAGCGATGCGTTTGTACGAACATTGGGAACCCGATTCTGTAATAATTGAGACAAAAGCGTCAGGTATACCGTTAACGCAAGAATTACGTCGGCAAGGTATCCCGATTAACACATATTCACCCAACAAAGGGCAAGATAAGATTGCAAGACTTAACACGGTGAGTGCAATTTTCCAAGAAGGGCGTGTTTGGTTGCCCGAAACGTCTTGGGCGCAAGAATTAATGGACGAAATCGTTGATTTTCCCAACGGGGAGAACGATGACTGCGTAGACTCCACCACATTAGCCCTAATGCGGTTCAGACAAGGTGGGTTTTTGCGATTAGAGAGCGATTATCCAGACGAAGAAGAATATTATGCTAAATCACGGGTTTATTACTGATTTACCCTGTTAAAAAATAAGAGTATGGTGGCGAATTATGGCAGAAATCCAAGTTCCAGAAGATCTTGAATCAGAAGAGTCGATAGAAGTCCTTTTTGACGAGGACGACAATGTTCTCTATCCTGAAGCACTGCAAGCCGAAGGCGAAATGCCTTTTGGCGAGAATATGGCCGAGTACCTTGACGACAGTGTCCTAGGTGAAATTTCTAATCAGATTACTGCGTCTTATGAAGACGATGTTTCTTCTCGAGAAAACTGGTACGAAACTTTTAAAAACGGATTAGACCTGTTAGGTATTAACAGTGAGAACCGCAGCGAACCGTTTGAAGGTTCAAGCGGCGTGTATCACCCGTTATTAGCTGAAGCAACTACGCATTTTCAAGCACAAGCCTATAAAGAACTTTTACCGGCCAATGGTCCTGTAGACACTAAGGTATTGGGAGCATCTAGCGATCCTAAGCAGATGCAAGCAAACCGTGTCAAGAATTTTATGAACTACCAGCTTATGTATAAGATGGAAGAATACGATCCTGAAATGGATCAAATGTTGTTCTTTCTTCCATTAGCTGGGTCTGCATTTAAGAAGTGCTATTACGATCCTTCGATGGGACGAGTAGTTTCTCGTTTCGTTAAAGCTGAAGATTTAGTTGTTCCTTACACAACTACAGATCTACACACCACTCCACGCATTACACACGTCATTAAAATGACTGAAAATGATATGCGTAAATTACAACTAAGTGGTTTTTACACAGACGTTGAAATGAGTGCTCCTGGATACTCTACTGACGGAACAGCCGTTGAAGAAAAGATTAACGAAATAGATGGCGTTTCTAAAACAGGAGCTTCTGAAGAATTTACGCTACTAGAATGTCACCTTGAGTTAGACATAGAAGGATTTGAAGATAAGGACTCTAGCGGAGAAACAACTGGATTAGGGTTGCCGTATATTGTAACAGTTTGCCAAGATAATGGACGTGTGTTAGCTATTAGACAAAACTACGACCAAGCTGATCCTATGCGTAAAAAGATTGAATATTTTACGCATTATAAATTCCTTCCTGGATTAGGGTTCTACGGGTTCGGCTTAATTCATATGATTGGTGGTGTAACTAAATCCGCTACAGCTATTTTACGACAGCTGATTGATGCTGGAACTCTTGCTAATCTTCCCGCTGGTTTTAAATCTCGTGGATTAAATATTCAACGCTCTGATGATCCGTTGCAGCCAGGAGAGTGGCGTGATGTGGATGCAGCAGGGGGGACTATTCGAGACTCTTTCTTACCGTTGCCGTATAAAGAACCTAGTGCAACTTTAGCCCAGCTGCTGGGGTTATTAGTTGAATCCGGACAACGGTTTGCGGCAGTAATGGATCAGCAGACTGGAGATGGTAATAGCCAAGCTCCTGTAGGCACTACTGTCGCCCTTTTAGAAAAAGGCCAGAAAGTCATTTCTTCAATACACAAGCGACTGCATTACGCACAAAAGAATGAATTTAAAATTTTAAAACGATTGTTCGGAGAGTATTTACCTCCTGAGTACCCGTACCAAGTACAAGGTGCACAACAATCTGTTTTTGCTGAAGACTTTAACAATACAGTAGATATTGTTCCTGTTTGTGATCCGAATATCTTTAGCACCACACAGAGAATTGTTTTAGCACAGACTCAATTACAGATGGCACAGAGTGCACCGCAAATACACAATATGAAAGAAGCGTTTCGTAAAATGTATATTGCGTTAAACATTAAAGATATTGATGATGTGCTTCTACCTGAGTTTGACCCAACGCCTAAAGATCCTGTTCAGGAAAATATGGATGCGTTGATGAATGTGCCGTTAAAAGCGTTTCCTCAGCAAAATCATGATGCACACATACAGGCTCACATGGCGTTTATGCAAAGTCCACAAATACAGCAGAACCCACAAGCAATGTCGGCGTTACAGGCACATATTCAAGAACACGTTGCATTAAAATACAGAGTGCAAATGGAGCAGATCCTAGCGCAACAAGGTATTCAGTTACCTCAGCCAGGACCAGACGGTCAAATGCCTCAGCTTCCACCTGAAATAGAAAGCCAGATTGCGGTAGCAGCTGCACAAGCTACTCAGCAAATAACAGGCCAAGAACAGGCACTTGCACAAGCGATGGCTGCGCAACAACAAGATCCTCAGCGTCAAATGTTCGAAGAACAAATGGAGCTTGAATTTGAAAAACTTAGTCAGCGAGATAGAGATTCTGAACGTAAGGTTCAGATTGAAAGAGAGAAGCTCGAATCACAAGAACAACAAACAGATATCAAAGTAGCGGCTACGCTACAAGAAGCTGAAATGCAGAACGAGCGAGATATGGACTCTAACTTAACTGAGATTGCGAAGGTTGTTCGTGAATCCAGAGAACAGGAATAGGTGGCTTATTTAATAAGCAACATACCTCATTTTAACACATGGATACGCAAAGAATTTACACACAATCATTTAGACTACCACGGAGAGTATTTACACGCAGTTGTTTTTGCGGTAAACAGCATTCCAGATAGATGTTTATCTTTTCAGGTAGTTTTTACTGGGTTTGAATTAGGACAGGAGGAAGACGCAGAAAACATACACGGAGGCGCAATGTGGGCTAGAATGCCAATCACTGCGCTCGTTGCTGATTCTGTTTTAGAGGAAATGCCGGAAGCTATGCCAACACATTTAGCTCAACCATGGGATTGTAGTTCTTACGACCATGCGGTTATAAAAATGGATCGTGTTTCTTCTAGTCCTTGGCTTTGTAAGATAGATAACGAATTTCACACTGGGCGGTATTTATTTACTGTTGATTACACAGGTAATGATATTGCTGATGACCCCGCACAACATAAACAAAGTCATGTATTAGAGCTGACAGATGCAGGTAAATGGACAGGTAATATCGTTGCACTTCCTAACAACCGTGTAAGAGCTACTAACCCAGCACTTTGGGAAACAGGATCAGGTGCACCTGATTTTTATCCTAGCCAACATTTACACAGTGCTGAAATTCATGATAGTTACATGGATCCTAAAGTTACTTTTAATAATTTATACTCAGATGGAGAAAAGAATGAAGGGTAGAAAGAAAATGCCTAAGATGATGAAAAAAGGTGGACCAGCTAAAAAGAAAACTAAAAAGTCGCCTAAGATGATGAAGCGAGGAGGCAGATCTAAATGAAGCGATATAACCGAGAGTATCCTTCGCCTAGTTCACAACCTGCTGGTGTAAAAATAGAGCCAATGACTGCTTCTTCAGAAGGATTTGCAACTCCGACTGAGCTTAAGCAGAAAACTATCGACATTCCTGGAAAAAGTGTAAAAACTAAAGGCACAGGAGCGGCGACTAAAGGATTAGACTTTATTAGTTATGTTAACTAATGGATTTTATAAAAACTTCGGAGCATCTGCTCCGCAAATTACGAGAGCGTCAACACGACCTTTCGCAATCACTCGCTTCGGGGGGTGCAAACGACTATGTTCAGTACCAACGGATAGTTGGGGAAATTACAGGGTTAAATTTCGCTGAACAAGAAATAACTACCCTGCTAGGAAGGATGGAAGATATAGATGACGACTAAGAAAAAAGTAGAGGATAGAGTTTTAAATTTTGGGTCTGATACGTCTGAAGAACCGAAACCTGCTCTAACGCACGAGAATGTAGATTCTCATTCAGATAAGTTACCTAACCCAACTGGGTATAGGATTCTTATCCTACCGTTTACTCCTCCAGAGAAAACAAAAGGCGGCATTATGTTGGCTAAACAAACTCTTGATAAAGAGCGGATAGCTACCATAGTTGGGCTTGTTGTAACATTAGGCCCAGATGCTTATTCCGACAAAGAAAAATTTCCAGAAGGCCCGTGGTGTAAAGAGGGTGACTGGGTTATTTTTGGTCGCTATGCAGGGGCTAGGTTTAATATCGAAGGTGGAGATATGCGTCTCCTTAACGACGATGAAATTTTAGCTACTGTCAACAATCCAGAAGATATTCTGCAATAAGGACATTAAAATGGCTGAATCACAAGAAATTGAATTAGAACTTCCTGAGGAAGAAGTAGATATACATGAAGCAGATGTTATCCAAGAACGTACTCAAGATGTAGATTTTTCTAATGAAGAACTAGTATCTAACGAGGACGAAGTTAATGAATACAGTGATGGTGTAAAAAAGCGTATTGATAAATTAACTTATCGTATGCGCGAAGCTGAACGTCAACGTGATGAAGCAGCTCAATACGCTAAAAAGATTGCAGAACAAAATGCGCAGCTTCAAAATAAACTTCAATCTTCTGATTCTACGTTAGTTAACGAATACGCTACCCGCGTAGCTTCTCAAAAAGAACAAGCTCGAAAAGCTCTAAAAGAAGCCCAAGAGTTAGGAGACGCGGAAGCTATAGCCTTAGCTACGGAAGCGGTTGCGAAAACGTCTATGGAAGAGCAGAATGTTCAAACATTAAAACATAGACAGAAAAATCAAGAGCAACCTCAACCGAAACCTCAGCCACAGCAACAAGAATTACAACCCGCTCCTGTTGACCCTAGAGCTGAACAATGGGCAGAGGAAAACCCTTGGTTTGGTGAGAACGAAGGTATGACATACGCAGCAATGGGTATTCATCAAAAATTATTAAAGGAAGGAGTTCCTCCGAATACTAAACATTATTATGAAAGAGTTAATAATGAAATTAGAGAACTTTTTCCACAACAGTTCGCCGATGAGACGAAAAACGTGAAATCCCCTGTAGCAGGTGCCAGCCGTGGTGTTGGTTCTGCAAAGAAAGGCTCACGCAGCGTAAAACTCACTCCCTCACAAATGGCTATTGCCAAGCGTATAGGAGTGCCCCTTGAAGAATATGCAAAATATGTATAGAGGAGATAAAAAATGACAGATCGAACTCCTAGATCTGCTGATACTCGAGCAAAAAAAGCTCGCAGAAAAACATGGCAACCACCTTCAATGTTGGATGCCCCAGAAGCACCTGAGGGATATAAACACAGGTGGCTACGTGCAGAAGTCCGAGGTCACGATGACAAAGCAAATATGTCTAAACGTATTCGTGAAGGATTCGAACCAG